ATGGCATTAACTGATTCGTGGCTGCGGTCTGTATCTGGAAAATCGTCAGGCAAGATATTCACCAAAGCAGATCGCGATGGATTGTCTGCCAGGGTGACGCAAAAAGGTAAGGTTACATTTCAGTTTCGCTACCGCTGGGATGGAAAAGCTGAAAGAATTGACGTTGGGACATACCCGGCTACCGGTCTGAAAGATGCCCGCGAAACAGCTCTGTTTTATCGCGGTGAACTGGAACAATTACGAAACCCTCGCGTGGTAAAACAGAGCAGAATACAGCTGGCTGTTACGGCTAAAACAGTCGAAGGGGTGATCCGTTTATGGTGGGAAAAAACCATGGACGGAATGAAGGTTAACGCAAAACAGATTCTTCGGTCATTCGAAATCCATGTGTTCCCGAAAATAGGCCAGTATCCCCACGATGAGACTGATTTACACATGTGGCTTTCATTGATTGAAGCGCTGGCAGAACGGTATCCGGCAGTAGCCGATAAAGTGTTGCAAAATACCAAATTGGCTCATGCATGGGGTATTCGTCGTGGTGTCATATCTAACAGTCCATTGGCGAGTGTTTCATCAGCCGATCTTGGAATTGTTGAAAACCAGGGTGAAAGAGTGCTGTCTGATGATGAGATACGGCTGCTATTTTCATTAATAGATGAACCGCGCTACAACCTCAGAAATCGCTGTATTATTAAATTGTGTTTACTCTACGGGAACAGAATCGGCGAGTTGATGAAAGCCAAAGTTAAGCATTTTGATTTCACCGAACGGGTCTGGACTGTTCCGCCGGAAAATCATAAAACCGGGCGTAAAAGTAAAAAACCAATTTTGCGGCCGATAATTGACTCAGCTGAAGTGTTGCTGCGTGAACTGATCGCTATTAACAATGGTAGTGAATATCTTCTGCCATCGCCTAACGGCGGGAAATTAACACAGGGTGGCCATCTTTATATTTCGGCGTTACTTAATAAAAAAATGGCTCATCATTTCAATGAATACACCACCTGGTCTATACATGATCTGAGAAAAACCATGCGCACCCGCATGTCAGAAATAACTATGCCTCATGTCGCAGAAATTATGATAGGGCATAAATTACCTGGAGTGTGGCAGGTGTACGATAAGCACACCTACCTGAATGATCAGAGAAAAGGGTATGAGGAGTGGTGGATAAAATTAAACGATATTATCTCATCGTGAATCATATGAATGGGAAAATAATTGTCTATTATATCATTACTATAAGGAAATTTTGGCGTGTCTAAAGTGGCTTTAAAAGCCACTCTCCTGTGAGAGCAGCCTTTTTATTCATCTGTGTTGCTTATTGGTGCCAAAATAAGTATTTGGCACTGTTGTTGTTGATAATGGATTTGGCTCTATATCTACATTTTCAAAATTATTAACATGATCTCTGCTATTGGTTACATTTCTGTTAGACGTTTCCTCATCTGGAAAAATCATTCGCGCTGGCGAATATCCCGGTCGGTGATGTGTTAAATTCGCGTTGCATGGCAGACACCGATAACCCGAATATTGCAAAGGCGAAAGCCAAAGCTTAGGTACATCACTATCGCTGTCAACACTACCTATGATGCTAGCAGCAAGATATGAAGGTGAAGGCATCTCTTTGAATGACGAAGAAACGTAACAAAGAAAATTACTGCTGATAATATCAGGATTTATTAAGTTCATATTTTCGTTGTCTGGAGAGTGATTTAGCCTTACAACGGCTGTCTCCATATGTTGTCTTAGTAGATTAGTGGATTCTACTGTCTCAACATCTGCCTCCGAAAGGGCGCCTTCCATCCGAGCTTCATGCACACGAAGCATCAGTGCGGCACGTTTATCCAGTGCAGCCTGCATTGCAGGGGTACGTTTAGTAGCAGTACGGCGTGCGTAAGACATGACCCCTCCCATCTGGTTTTAAACCTATCTCTAAGGTAAAACCTTTGTTAAATTTACTTATCAATAAACGTCTGTACACTGTTTCCAGCCTATCGTCATCTGGCAGAAAAACGTACATTCCAGCCTTAAATTCATTATAGTGGTCAAAAATTATTCTTTCAACGGTCCTTATAACTGCAACTGAGTTGACTTTCCCCTTCACAGGTCTACTGAATGGAGTCCTGTTCTCGATGTTGTCAACCAAATCAAACGAAATCTCCCAACATCCATTGACACTAAAAATGTAGTTCTCAGGGTAATCTAAAGTTGACTCAGATAGATTAAATTTACATACCTTATTCAAAACTAGCTCATACTCCGCCCCCTTCGATTCAAACTTAGTGGTATGAGTAATTGAAAACTGAGAACAGGTCATACACAAAAATTTAGTAGGCATACGTCTCACCAGGGTTTTCTTTAGGCGAGTATCTTATCAAATATAAATGTTAATTCGTAAGATAATTAGCTGTTTAATTTGAATAGCTAGATTTCATTATCACAAAGTAAACATATATTTCTTTTGTTTATCGGCAAGGTTTCCTTCTGAATCACTTGTCATTGATGTATGCCTAACACTTACCTGTATTGCTACCGAGTTAAATGGGAAGTAAATTGCTTACAGATATTAAATTAACTAAATTGCTTGCCATTCTCCCAATCAAAAATATCCTGCTTGAGAAAGATTAATTCAGTCGATTTAAATTTCGGTTTCGGGAAGCCTTTACGCTTTTGTTTCCCGTTACCAGCCCAAACCCTGATAGTGTGGGGCTTCACTTCATACCTATCTGCCAAGTCGCTGGTTTTAAACCATGGTGATTCCCGCTTTGTTGATTCATTCATAGTTTTCTCTCCACACAATTTAGATAATAAAAAGCTGTTACTTTTTATAAGTAATTAATTCCCTGGTGTTGGAATGATGGTTATTTCTTTTTTATTATTCACAAAAATAAGTCCACCAGCAGTCAGGCAAGGCATCTATCCGGTAGGACGATTTACGCCGGTGGACTTATGTTTGTAAAAAAATGGCGGCCGGCTGGTGGAATGTACCGTGGTATGCACGGCCGCTAATGGTATTGCATGGTTATTGTTATCGGGTCGCCTCTCTTCACAGTATTTGTGCCCGGTTGTTTAACCACCTCGGGCCGCGGTGGTATCTTGGTGTTCTCACACAACCAAGAGGGTAAAGCATGTCAAAATACACCCAACTACTTCAATATATCCAAGAGGCTGTTTATCCAGCATCCGGAGAGAAATATTCTCGGTTCGTTATTCGTCCCACGCCTGGGGAGCATCGGGCCAAAATACATTGTGTTCTGATTTTTTTTGCTTGAAGTTATAATTTATGAACACAGGAAAAAGTACGCTCAGCCGTTCGCGCCAATTCACGGTATTAAGGCGTTAAGGCACAAGATATTTACGGATAAATTGGCCACTATTCATGAGATTGAGAGCATTTCTTTTGAATGCATAGTTTTTGTTCTTCTGAAAGACCTTCACCCGGATAATTTTCACGATCAAGTCCGCTCTGTTTTAGAAAGCATTGAGCTAATTGAACCAAGTGGAGGCATTGATTTGAATCTCGAGCTAAATTGGAATTTGGGTGATGGAGCACTGATACTTCACCAAGACTAAGCTCTGCAGACCGCAACCTTGATGCCATATCTCTTACTGAAGATGTTACTCTATCAATGCAGGAAGCCCTGTTGCTAAGTTCATCAAGCTTATCAGAAAGCCACATAATGGATTCACGCAATGATAGGTTTGCAGTGTAAACAAAAGGCTCATCACCATAGGGTGGCACTTGCTGCCCTGTTTTTTCATTTTCAGTTGTCATAACGTCTATCTCCTCACACTAATTGATACTCTTCACACATTTATTCAGATACGCAGCCGTTACTGCGGTTGCACTGTTAAAGCGCAGCGGTCTTCCCACTTGATGATGTCTTCATCCAGGCGATTGATGGTGCGTTCGTAGTCGCGGGTTTCTCTATCACGTTCTGCACGCAGAGATTGCAGCTTTTGAAGCGCCTGGGCTTTTTCGGTGATCCATTGTGCAACATCGTCGGCGGACATATTGCTGGTGATGATTGGTTCGGTTTGCATTTTCGGCCTCATGTGATGTTAGGTACTATCTGCATGAAACAAAAGGTACCTTAAGTTACATTTGAGGTCAACAGGTAATGTGAAAATAGTTACATCACCTGTGATGTGAGGGGAGATTTAGATATTTTGGATGACCTGGACAACTCTACCAATTACCCGGCAATTACCGTTAACAATTATAGGCTTGAAGTTTGGGTTGAGAGGAACGAGGTATGTGTACGGAGCGTCATAAACCAGCTTTTTTATCGTTGCTTCTGATGATCCATCCAGCATGGCAACAACAACTTTTCCATACAGATCCTCAATACAGCCATACTCCGTTTCAACAACAACAGTTGACCCTTCAGGTATGGTTGGAGATCCGTTTGGGTTGGTCATTGAGTCACCTTTAACATCAAGGCCAAATGCACTTTCAGACACACGCGCTGTGGTGTTTACCCACCTCATAACATCGTCGATCGTCGCGGAGGCGTATGATGACGTCCACTCGCCAGCCTGAACTGCTGATATAACAGGTATTTGCCTGACGGTAATAGTCTTTCTGGTTGACACCAGTTCAGTAGAAACTGGCTCATCGCCACCAAAAAGCAACCACTCCGGAGATACCCCGAGCGCCTTGGCAAGCATGTATAAGTTTTCACCGTCTGGCTTCGTGATGCCTGATTCCCACTTAGTGACTGATACGCGAGATATTCCCAGCACCTTAGATAGAGTTTGCTGGGTCATATTGAGCTGCACTCGACGGGCTTTTATGCGTTCGTTCATATCTGTTTTCATGTAACCAATGTTACATCACATCGATGTGAAATGTGTTTGCATAATAATGTACCTTTTGTTACCTTTGTGCGTACTGTAAACCTACGGAGTGGCACAGATGCTAAAACAAGATGTTCTGATTTTTTTCGGTGGAGTGCAAAAGACAGCAAGGGCATTAAACATTAGCCACCCTGCTGTTTGCCGCTGGAAAAACATTATCCCCGAAAAGCAAGCGCTGATCATCGACAGGATAACGAAAGGTCAATTGAAGTACTCGCCAGCGCTTTATCAGCAGGATAACAAACCGAACTGAGATCTATAACTACAACCCAATCCGAAAGTGAGTAGGCAATGAAGAATGAATCACTGAAAGAAGTCGTAAGAGAGATGTGCAGCGCTACTAATGGTGGGCGTGAAGTTATGGCCGGTGCGCTTGGTATGTCTGCTACGTCGTTCAATAACCGATTTTATGAGAAGAACGGCTGCCGGTTCTTCGATCACCACGACCTGATGACGATGCAGGAAGCCTCCGGGACGAAACTGTATGCCGAATATGTTGCAACAGAATCTGAAATGCTGCTGGTGGAAAGAATCAATCCTGATGATCTGGACGAGCCCGAATTATTTCGCCTGCATAGCAAGGTAGCGGCTAATCAGGGGGCACTGGCTGTGTTTATGGATAAATCACTGGAAGACGGGCAGGTAGACAGTGAAGAAGAAAAACAACTGAAGAAACTGTTGGATCGGACTGTGGCGACAGGAAGGACATTTATCTATGCATTCATTAAGTACCACAAGAAAGGGTGAAGCCGAAGGTATACGGCCTTCGGCTTCGGTCGCGCCATATCAATTGTGTGAAGAGATAAACGCATGAGCAGATTAACTCATTTGGCAGGCTTTGCGCAACTCCGCGTTGCTCCTGTTAAGGGTGGTAAAGACCCTGCCGCATTTGTTTATACGGTAAGAGTACCGGAAGGTTTTTCAGAAACAAACTACCAGTTTGTGAAGTGGGCGGTAGGTGATTTTAACCGTCTGGGTAAGACAGCAGGAGCCGCGGCATGAAAGAAACAGCTGACAATCTTGATCGGTATTACACCGACCGCCGGGGACGGAAAGTTCACGTAGTCCGGTTTGACCGGCAGAACAGCCGGGTGATTTTCATGCGTGACGGCTATGAGCATCCGTGCTTTGAGCCTCTGAAAACCTTTCAGGAGCGGTATACACGCGTGGATGAGGTGAAACCATGAGTATGATTTTAACTGCGCGGGCTTTGCAGATAAAAACCGGCAACGCGCTGCGCAAACTTGTGCTGGTAAAGCTGGCGGATAACGCTAACGACCAGGGCGAATCGTGGCCGTCTGTTCCGTACATTGCTGAGCAGTGCGAAATGTCAGAACGCTCAGTGCAAAACCACATTAACGCCTTGGTGGAAATGGGGCTGGTTCGTATCGAATCCCGTAAATCGGCCAACGGTCTGAACCAGTCAAATATCTATCATCTGCGCCTGAATGCTGCCGCCGTGAGTGGTGAATCTCCTGCACCATATGGTGCAAATCCTGCGGGGGTAAGTGGTGCAAATGGTTCCGGGACTGGTGCAGCAAATTCACCAGGTGGTGCAACTGGTTCCGATAGTGGTGCAGGAGCTGCACCCAGAATCAGTCATGATCCAGTCATAGATCCAGATAATAAAAATATTATCTCCCGCGATGGAAAAACTAACGTCAAAACCGCAATGCCGGAAAGATTTGAGCCGGGTTGTGATCATGCTGCAAAAGCTGAGGCATCCGGACTGGATGTTCAGGAAGAGTTTCAGAAGTTCAGCGACTACCACGCCAGCAAGGGTACGAAATACACCGACTGGCACCGTGCATTCAGCTACTGGCTTGGACAGGCTGCCAACTTCAAACGCAGAACTGCAGGAAACAGCACTAACTCCGTAGAGCGTGACGAGGCATTCACCCGTCTGATCGGCTCCCGTTCAAAACCACGTAACCGCACCGAGGAAATCGCGCTGGAAATGGCCGGGAAAACCGGCATCCGGACGCAGACCGAGTTTATGGGCCGCAAGACGTGGATTGATATCTGGAAACAGGCTACAGAGCAGGCTGCAAAAGAACGGGAGGCAGCATGAACATGCGATCAGAAAGCAAAGAAATTTACGGTGTGAGTGTGCTTCCTGTGATGGCGGTTCTGCACCGGTTTATCCGGTGGTGGGCATTGCGTGACCTGAAACGAGCCTGGTCAGATGATCGTTTTTTTGAAAGGCACATTCAGCACCGCGGCTGGCTGCATATTGCGGATGCGTTCACATTCCACAGCCGGTACCAGCGCCTGCGTGAAGCAGTGAAAGCATATCAGGGGAAGGGCGTTATCTGATGAATTACCTGTTAACCGGCTTTGTCCAAAAAGACGCCCGGATCTTGATGTTTAATCCGGGGGCGGAGATCTGCAATTTTCTGAACGGTGCCCGCTATCTGGTGAGCGCGGCGCCGCACTCGATGAATGGCATTCCGTCCGGCCTGGTACCGGCAGATGCACAGCCGCTGCTGACAGATGAGCGGGTACTGCGTTTCCTGGATAATCCTGCCGTGATAAAAGCCGCCGGCGGTCTGTCCGGTTCCCGTCATTACGTTAAATCTGTGGGCTACTGCCAGATTGATGATCCGGAGAACCCTTATCACCATCACGAACTGACCATGACCCGCCATAAAGACGGTTTTATCCGGACGTGCTGGCACCATGACAACATTTTGCGGGCGGGTAATGCCCACCAGCAGCAGGCGGACGAAATTCTGTTGTGTAACCAGCGGGCACTGGTGGCACGCAGCATCTTTACCGATCTGCGGCTGCCTGCCGGCCATCTTCTGAATCCTTCCGATTTGTTCACCTGGTCGGTGATGCGCCGCGTCAGTGATTATCTTCCGGCCTTTATCAGTTCCTACATCCTGATGCAGCCACCGGAAGAAGAAATAACCGGCACCATGACGGAGCATTCCATTATTCACCAGCCACGCTCACACAGCCGGATTGTTCATGACATCGTAGAGCAGATAAAGCCGGTCATTGTTCCTGAAATAGAGCCGGAGCCACCAGCCAGTTTTATGAAAATCCCGAAGTTAAAACGCTGGGAGTGTCAGAAATATCTGCAGTGGGTGAAAAGCCAGCCGTGTTGTGTGTGCGGCCGGCAGGCGGACGACCCGCATCACATCATTGGTCACGGCACCGGCGGTACCGGTACAAAGGCACACGACATTTTCACTATTCCGCTGTGCCGTATTCATCACGACGAGTTACACGGGGACCCGGCGGCATGGGAGCAGAAACACGGCAGCCAGCTGGAGCTGTTATTTAAGTTTATGAACCGGTCATACGGGATCGGTGTTTTTGGTTAATGCGCTGTACGGAGCGCGGAGAGATAATCAATGAGAGATATTCAGATTGCATTAGACCGCTGGGGCGGATGGTCTTCATCAGACAACTGTGGAGTGGATTACTCACACATAGCAGCAGGATTTAAAGGGCTCATCGTCAGTAACAGATCGGAGCGCCAGTCATGTAGCGATCACGATGGCCGTGTTATCGACCAGGCAATCACTAAGTTAAAAGCTGTCAGAAAAGATGAAGAACTCGATCTGATTGTTGCTCATTACATGTATGGGGTATCAAAACGGGCAATAGCCCGTAAATGGAAATTGAGCGAAGGGCGTATCAGGCAGATGCTTCAGGTTGCCGAGGGGTTTGTCGATGGTTATCTGTATGCCACCGGTGCAGTTCTTGATATGGATTTAGAGATAGAAAAAGTTGGGGTAATAAATTGCAGTAAAAAAGTATTAGTGCGCTACGCAAATTCGGTGCTACTGTGATAAGAGTGATTCCTGTGTCACATTGCTTATAAACAGAAACCTCGCTTTTGCGGGGTTTTTTATTGAAAAAAAGGAGAGCTTTCGCTCTCCTTGGATGACTTAGAATCAAGCATTAATTTTGACTGAAAAAACCAATCTGAATTTGATAAAACGGCATGAAAAACCGCTATTTAAATTCAGAGACAATCTCTTGTTTGCGATAATGCGTTTTAAAAACGCAATTGCAATAGCAAAAAGTGTCATCTCAAACCCTTTGCTGGGTCTCTTTACTCGGTCGACTCAAAAGACTACAATCAGTTTGAAGATTAGAAATGAGTCTTTTCTTTGTGTTCAAATTAGAGACGAAAAATTTGGTCACCGACCATATCGAGAGCTCACTAGGTTGCCCCCTGGTGAGCTTTCTTGCTATCTATCATATAGAAATACTGATAGATTTCCTCCGGAATAAGGTGATTGAAATTGATTTAAGTCAAAGAATTTTGACGGATTCAGGTAAACCGCGCGCTCAGGCTAAGTGTAAAAATGAGCGGTTTGATTGCTGAAAATTATATTGAAAGTTATTTTTGTCATTTTCTACTAATTATTGACAATAAAAAACGCCTTATCTCATTGAATAATATATTTTTATTTAATAATTGTATTTTTTCGAGGTTGAAGTCTAACGTACAATGATAACTTACAATTTCAACCCTTTTGAGTTTCTTGGTAGTTCACGTGTTCGGTTATTCCGAACAACTGGATACTTGATGTGAGGCTCTGGTAGCGCAGAGCAGTCCGACTTAACTAAATCAGCCTCCAATCTTAAAGGTCGCCCTGTGCGGCCTTTTTTCATATATGTCGCCACAGTATCAATCACCTCGTTATCACTTAACACAGGAGCTGTGTGCGGCATTCTGATTCTGCGAGGTACTCATTAGATATATTTATCATCATACAGTATGGTTTATTGGCTGAATCTTCAGCTAAAATTACTGCATGAGGTATTTATGAAAGATGGTATTTATTTTGTAAAGTTTAGAAGTAACTTGCAAGACTTCGGTGATGGGACGGTGGTAGTTAAAAATAACATTGTCAACGGCGGTGACTTTGCTTACCTGTACAGAGGTACGGTCAGCGACAGTAAGATAACGCTTACGGTTGAAAGGCATGATAGAACAGCAACATCCGTGTTTGGAGATGTTGATAAATTCAACCTCATTTTAAATGTTTCGGAGTCAGGTAATAACTATGTACTTACTGGCCATGTCGAAGGTATGCAGCAGATGCAGATTTCAATAAGTGCCAAATTTATCGGAGATGTTATTGGTTAGTTCTCCGATATTGAACAAAGGTCGCATAACGCGGCCTTTTTTGTTGGAGAAAATATGAAAAGCGTAATTACAAAAATATGCCTGAAGTTATCAGGTAAAACTAATGAGCAGTTAGCGATAGCTTGGTCATTCCATTACTTCATCACGAGATCAAAATATAAGGCGTACTGGCGGGCAGTATTCCAATAATTTATTTATGTCTCATGCAGAGAAATCGGTAATAGCGCATAAGGTGGAGTTGCGCCCACCACTACAGCAACAATAAGAGCATTGGAATACGACAGGCTCATTACCTAATCCGTATTCGGCCACAGTGCTCTTTTTATTGCTTTCCCGCCGCTGGTGGGATTACCAGAACAATGCCGCAGCCACCACACTTTAACCCGTTTAAAACATATAAACCGGTTGCGGCATTTCCCTATCACTCAACATACGGAACACTCCGCAGGGGGTGGATATGCGCATGCCCGACAAATATTCCAGCCCTACAGCATACGCCTGGGGACTTATAACCTCTGCTTTTGGCGTTTTATCTCTGGACCAGTGGGCTATTGTTGCCGGGATCATCTGTACTGTCGGGACGTTCCTGGTGAACTGGTATTACAAACGGAAAGAATTCCAACTGAAAGCCGGAGAACATCATGAATAACCGATTATTTAAAAAAGTCATGGCCGCCTGCTCTGCTGGGGCGATTGCCGGTGCGCTGGTGCTGATCCCTGCATACGAGGGGGTTGAGTACAAACCATACCGTGATGTGGCCGGAGTGCTTACCGTATGTTATGGCCATACTGGTAGTGATATTCAGCCCGGCAAGCTGTACACGGACGCTGAATGCAAGACCCTGCTGTACGACGACCTGACAAAAGTCCGGCGCGCGGTTGACCCGATAATTAAAGTGTCGATTGATGACAATACCCGGGCGGCCATCTACTCATTTGTCTACAACGTCGGCCCTGGCGCGTTCTCGCGCTCCACTATGCTGCGCAAACTCAATGCCGGTGATATCGCCGGTGCATGTGACGAAATGAAGCGCTGGACGTTTGCCGGAGGTAAACAGTGGCAGGGCCTGATTAACCGGCGTGAGACGGAGAAAGCGATATGCCACGGAACCCTTTAATGCTGATCATCGCCGCGGTCATTCTGTTGATGGCCTGTCTTCTGGCAGGCTGTTATCTGTATTCACTCGAGAGTCACTGTAAACCGCTGCCGGGTAACCCGCTGGACGGGGTGATCCATTACGAGTGTGATGCGCTATGAAAAGGGTAATCACGGCATTGCTCAACGGCTGGGTGTGGGCGGCCGTGTTCTTCGGTCTGTGGATGTTCAGCATGCTGTCAGCCGAAAAAATGGAAGGCCAACACAAAGACAAGGTTATCACTGACCAGCAAAAGGTGATTGATAACGCCTACACCAGTATCGATATCTTTGATCGCGTGGCCGCAGCGAATGCCAACCGCAGCATGGGCATCGAGGCCAAATCACAGGAGAAGCAGATTGAATACCGCACAATCATCCGGAAAGAGGCTACCTGCAATTTGTATATCCCTCAGCCTGTTTCTGACGGGTTGCTCAGCTACGTCTACGCCACCCGTGAATCAGCAATGCGTTCCGCTCCCGGCATCACTGACACAACCGGTACTGGCACCGCTGCCACCCGCCGACTGACATACTGCCAGGCGGTTGAGTGGATAGAGCCGTTACTGACGGCGTTGGATAAGGCGAACGGACAGTTGATGGATGTACGTAAAGCGGATGCAGAACGAAGCGGTAAGTCACGATAAATGTGTAATACGGGAGATAGAAGCGAAGAGAGTGAGGTGAGAAAAAGTATTTTCATCAAAAGATTGTACCTGAATTTCGGGACACGCACAGAGCTCTGGTACGCGATCAAGACGCCTTAGCGTGATTCTAAGTATCAGGCCCACCTCATCCCCCCAAAAAAATCACTGAAAGTTTATAACGTGCTTTACAGATGTTTAGGGTGATTTTAACAATATTTTTTGTTAAAAAATATGATTAAGCGGTGATTTATGGTATCAATATTATGAATTAATTTTTAGGGCTTTAGTATTTATTGACAATTAAGTTTCTGTTAGGTAAGGGAAATGCAATAAATTTCGATGTTATAAAGATTAATGCTTTAGTTACTATTGTATATTTTGTATAGTCTACAAATTGGTGCGATTATCGCATCTTTAACTATTTTATAGGTGTTAATAATGAATGTTGAGTTAATTGAAAGCAATGATATAACAAAAGAATTTATTTTTGATATGCTCAAAAAAAATGAGATGAATGTATCTTATGATTCAGATGGTGATATTAAAGTTAAAGAA